GACGCGACTATTCGTGACTTTTCTGGCGGTTGGAATGTAGTAGATAATGACTTAAACTTGACTACTAAATTCTCTAAGACATTAGAGAACATGCAACGTGGTATTGATGGTTCTAATTCTGTACGTCCAGGAACAGAACTATTCGCAGAAACATCTGAATATTTAGATGAGATTGTTAATTGTCACTACTACAATAATTTTATTGTTGCTGTTGGTGGTAATGGAAATATAGTTAAGATAGATGCTAGTGGTGTTGTTACTGAAATCTTCAATGATAATCTTGCCAATAGTTTAAGAGGTGCTCCTGATTCATGGAGTACTACTATCTTTGCCTCATTTGCTATCTTTAATGGCGACCTGATTATTTGTAATGGAATTAACAAGCCTCTTATTGTTAATCCATCAATGGTAGTTACATATTTACAAGACTTGGCTGACTTTACAAATGTTAATACACCTATAGCACGTTTTGTTATTGCTCATGGTCGGTATTTGTTAATGGCGGGTAGTCTTGCAGCAGGAGATGAAGACAAGTTATATATTTCAGCAACAGATGTTAGTGGTACTTGGGTAAGCGACTCTGACCCTAATGACGCTGTTACTGTTAGTCTTGGTTCTCGTGTTCCTAGTGGATCAAGTACCATCAAGGGTCTTGGTCGCTTTAGAGATAAAGTTATTGTATTCTTTGAGAATGCTATCTTACCAGGAACATTAGGTACATTTGTATCTGATACTCATGTGCCAGATTTTACTGATGCAGTAGAGAACATTGGATCATTATCACATCGAGTTGTTCAAACTATTAGTGAAGATATCTTATTCGCAGATACCGCACGTATTTCTTCTCTTAAGAAAGCATTGTTTACTGGATCAATCACAAGTGACAATACTTCACAATTAGTAGACCCTGTATATACTACAACAGTTGATAAAGTAAAAACTATTGCTGCCTTAGAAGATCGTACTTGGTCAATATGGGACAATCAATCTAATAACTATATGTTGTTTATTCCTAATTCTGATGTTGCTTCTGATACAACAGAAACTAGATGCTTTGTATATAAGAAGAATGATAAACTAAAGATTAAGGCATGGTCTGATTGGCGTAACTGGAACTTCCGTTCTGGTTGTCGTTCTGCATTAAAACGTATCTTCCTTACAGAAGGTACACAAGTTTACCTTCTTGGAGAAGAACACAATAATACCATCTTCAAAGACTATGAAGGTGATCAAGAGATGTGGGATGATGAGACACCTTGGGATGATTATACAGGATGGAACCCTGTAGCTGATGTTCGTAATAGTGGTGTTCCTATTAAGTTTGTGTGGGAATTACCGTGGTCTGATAATAATGAACGCTTCCTTACAAAGTCTAGTCGTTATATTGGTTTTGATACTGCGGGAGATAATCGCTTTACCGCTGAAATGTACATAGATAACATCTACAAAGATCGTACTGATCCTGGTGAAACATGGTTAGATGGTTTCTTATGGGATGATGGTTTAGGATGGGATGTTGATGTCCTTATTCCTACATTATCAATGGTGTTTGAAGGTGGTGATGCTCCTGGATATGGTCTTGATGCTTATGGAGAAGATTATGGAGGAGGAAGGCCCACGAGACTAGAACAATTATATCCGTGGACAGCTAGATATAAGTTAGCAAAGCTTCGTTTCTATGGAGATGCTACTAAATCTTTGCAGTTTATTTCAATTGTAATGGCCTACTTAAAAGGCTCACCAAGGAGAAGTTAAATGACAAGTGCTGTTGATTCCACAATCCCAACAGACAATTCTAAAGCTGTTAAGGCAGAATTTCGTGCTCAATTCTTAACGATTAAGAATGAAATTAGTGCCTTACAAAAGAGAACTGGAGTTGCTGGAGCAAAAGCTTTCTACAATTTTGTAGATGCTGATGATCTTGCTGATGCAGTTAGAGTACAACATTCATTACAATTAGGCCCACTACCACAAGACCTAGCTTATGGTCGAGTAACTTTATAAAGGAAATATACTATGTCTGATCAAATTGGCGTTCTTGGCGAAGCTACGGTAGCCACTGCTGCAACCACTACTGTGTATACGTGTCCTGCGGCAAAAGCTGCTAGAGTTAAAATCATGTGGGCAGGAGCTTCTCATGGTTCAACTGGCAGTGGTGATTTAACAATTACTGTAAATGGAATTAATGTCGCTGTAATAATTAATATGACAGCCGCAAGGTTCTTACATTCTAACAGTACCTTACTAGTTAACCCAGAAACTGCTGCTGCACCTACTGGAGCAACTGCATTGTTAACTGCGTCTCCTGCTCCATTTGAATATTTCTTATCTGCTGGTGATACTATTACTTATACAATTGGTACACTAACAATGGTATCAATGAACATGCAAGTTGTGGGTACTGAGATTGACGTTTAGGATGAACTATGACGACTAAAACAGCCAACTACAATTTCAATCTAATTGACTTTGATAAGATACCTTGGGGCGATGAAGATCACAATAACTGGCATGTTGTTGATGCTCTATTGGCTAGATTTCTAGCTATTAGTAATATTAAGGGTGTTTGGGAAAATGCCTTAGCTGTTACTTTAGGTGAACGGTATATTGACTCTGATTTAGATACTATCTATGAAGTTTTAGTATCTCATACTACTCCTAGTACTGGTACATTTTCTGCTAGTAGATCTGCTGTGTCTTCTAATTGGCAAAGTGTAACTGTTGATGCAACAAATAAAGGTTTTTATGCTAAAGATACAGCATACAATCCCAATGACTTTGTTGTTGATGATGGTAGATATGGGATTGTTCAAAATATCTATACATCAGATAACATACAAGCTACTGTTACATTATCTTATGATGCTGATGTAACAGCAGGAAACATATTAACTCTTATTGATGCTTCAAGTCTTATAGCAGCTACTCATAGTACGAACACAGTATCTACAGGTGGAACTCCAACTGCTACATATAATGCTGCAACTGCTACGTTTGACTTTGGACTTGTTACAGGAGCAACAGGAGCTACTGGTGCTGCGGGATCTGATGGATCTGATTATACTGCCGACGCAGAACTAAATGCAATTGCTGGCCTAACGAGTGCCGCTGGTAAGATGATTGAGTTTACTGGAAGCGGTGCGGCCCAAGTCATAACAGTAACTACAGCAGGAAAGGCTTTAATAGATGATGCTAACGCATCGGCACAAAGAACAACTCTTGGACTAGCTATTGGATCAGACGTACAAGCGTTTGATGCTGACACGCTAAAAGCAGATACCAGTGACACACTTTCTGGTGGCTATGATTACACCGCAGACGCTGATGGAACTAAGACGACCGGCACCTACACTCCAACTTATGCTGGTGGGAATGTTAAGACAGTAATCAACGGGGGCGCTCATACTATCGCGCCTCAAAGTGGCAACGGTGTTATCTTGGTACAATATACTAATAACGGATCGGCGGGGACTCTCACTACATCAGGATTTGATAAAGTCTCAGGCGATAGCCTTACGACGACCGATGGAAATGACTTCCTATGCCAACTTACAGTCGTTGGTGCATTTTCTAATCTGCATGTTACGGATGTATCCTAATGTTCTTAATGTCAGTACCGAGTGTATCCCCGCCCCTTGAAATCCCAACCACTGCTTTAGTGCATCACTTCCGCTCAGACTTAGGTGTTACTGATTCAAGCGGCGTAACAGATTGGGAGGATCAAGTTGGATCAAGAGATTTAGCTGAAGGCACAAACAAACCGGCGCTGGTTGCAAGCCAAATTGACGGCCATGCGTCAATCAGATTTGACGGAACAAACGACAAACTGCAAGATAGCTCTGGAAATTTGGCGCAGAACTTCCATTTATTCACGGTCCTTAATCAAATATCGTGGAGTGGTGGCAAACACATCATAGGAGAGACGACGGACGTTTCTAATCCAGCCTTGGAACAAGCCGGTTCATCGCCGAACATTAAAGTTAATTCAAGCGGTACACAAAATACTGCGGCAACTATTGGCGACTGGCATCTTGTCGGCGTATTTTTCAATGGATCGTCATCTTATATTGCGGTTGATGGCACTGAGTCAGGTGTTGCTGGAGATATAACTGCAGCTTTTAGTGGTGGCTTGTCCATAGGGTGTCGCGGGGCAACGGCATTTGCTAACGTCGAATTCGCTGAGATCGCTATTTACTCGTCGGAAAGAACGAGCGCGGACTTGGCCGGAATAGAAGCGTATTTTGCGGATCGCTATCCTTCAATCGATATTAGTTAGTAGGAAAAGACAATGGATATTTTAATCAAAACATCAGACGGTTCCGAGGTCCAACGGTGGCCTACTCCACCTGGAAGAGTTGATATTCCCAGCACGAAAGATGTCGTCTTCCCAGGAGCTTCTTCGCGGCCCATTGATATTGGTTCAGACCATTTCTTAGCTACAGCAACGGTGGTCAATGAAGATATAACTGATGGTAAAAAGCGTGGGGCTGAAGTTTTAGCTGTTGATGGCAAAAGTGTGACGGTAACACGTACTGCTGTTGACAAAACGGCTGATGATCTTTCGGAAGATAGAGAGGCCGCACGTGTCGTGGCTTACGGCTCTGTTGGCAGTCAATTAGATATGCAGTATTGGGACGGTAAAAATGGAACAACTGTTTGGGCAGATCATATTGCGACTGTCAAAGCAGCTAACCCGAAGCCGTAAAAAAGTAAAATGGTCGATCCTGTTACAGTAGGTATGGCGATAGGAGCCGCTAAGTTGGCGGTCAAAGCTTGCTCGGATATCAAGGCAATCTCTAAAAGCTTGGACGTTCTTTTTGAGGCTTCGGACAACAACAACCAGAATAAAAAGCCCAGCACTGAAATGCAAAAGGTGTTGAAAGAACGAACCGGTGAAGACGGTGACATCGATGAAACATCAATTGCAAGTGTTGCTAATGATGTTTTAGTGCAAAAACAAAACGATTTAAATTTAGTGCTGCTTGGTAAAGAGATTGATAAAAAATTTGGCTTTGGTAGTTGGGATGAAATTTTAGTTGAGAGAGAAAAGCGCAAGAAGCAAAAGCTCATCGACGAGAGCAAGGCGAAGATTGCCGCTCGTTTTGTTGATGAGTTGGATCAACGTAAACCAAAATGGGTTCAAGCTCTACTGATCGCGCTGCAAGCGGGGGTAGTTGTAGGAGCCATCTTTGGCATTGGTTACGTTATATTTATTAAT